CTTGGTCAAGGGACACAAGCACGTCAAGATGCCGAACAACAATTGTTGGATTTCCAACAACAAAAGGCATTTGAAATTGCTGAAATCGACAAACAAATATAAGAACAAAAAGATGTTGACGCGGAAAAAGAAAAGGAACGTGACCGTCTTGTTCAGGAAGCAAAAATTGCACTTACTCAAAACACACTTGGATTGATACAACAAATCGTTGGTGAAAATTCACGTGTTGGTAAGGCAGCAGCAATTGCCCAAGCAATTATAAATTCATATCAAGGTTTTACGGAAGTACTTGCATCAAAATCAGTATTGCCACAACCATTTGCGACGATTGAAAAAATTGTCAGTGCGGGAACCATTCTTGCGAGTGGTTTACAAACCGTGAAGAAAATCGCATCAACTGAAGTTCCAGGGGGCGGGGGTTCATCTTCAACACCAAGGGGTGCGGCGTCTGCGCCACAAGCACCGGCATTCAATGTTGTGGGTGCATCACCTGAAAATCAACTTGCCGAAGCAATTGGACAAACGACAGACCAACCCGTCAAGGCATACGTTGTCAGCGAAGAAGTTTCCAACGCCCAAGCACTTGACCGCAAAATCATTAAAAAGGCGTCGATTGGGTAACAAATCGCATCAAAATTTATTATATAATTATGGACATTGTTGAACTATTCATTGACGAAGAAAACGAAATCGGAGGGATCGACGCAATCAGTGTTGTCGAAAACCCCGCGATTGAAGAAGATTTCATTGCATTAAAAAACCAAGAATTCAAACTTGCCGAAGTTGACAAGGAAAAACGGATTTTGATGGGGCCTGCATTAATCCCAAACAAACCGATTTATCGCAAGAATGGTGAAGATGAATATTATATTTATTTTTCACGACAGACCGTACGCAAGGCAAGTGAATTGTTTTTTATACGCGGCAATCAATCACGTTCAACATTGGAACACGACATCCCACTTGAAGGATTGACCGTTGTGGAATCCTGGATTGTTGAATCCGAAACCGACAAATCAAGACATTATGATTTGAATGTTCCCGTTGGGACATGGATGGTTTCCATGAAAGTTGACAACGACGAAGTGTGGAATGATTTTGTAAAAACCGGCAAGGTCAAAGGATTTTCCATTGAAGCATATTTCACCGACAAATTGGAACGACCAAAAGACAAGTCAATCAAAGACGAACTTGCAGAAATCGAAGAAGAAGAAAAACAATACATCTTGTCACAAATTCGTGCGATTATCAAAAAAGACCGTCGCACAAAAAAGGGACAACGTATCGAAATGGAATCGTATTCCGATTATCCTGACGCGGTTGCAAACAATGCGCAACGTGGAATTGACTTGAATAAAAAGAACGGAAACAAATGCGCAACCCAGGTCGGGAAAATTCGCGCCCGTCAATTAAGTCAAAAACAACCGATTTCCAAGGAAACTTTGGTTCGCATGTTTTCTTATTTAAGCCGTGCGCAAGAATATTATGACGAAGGCGACACAAGTGCATGCGGGACGATTTCATACCTTCTTTGGGGCGGCAAGGCAGGATTGAGATGGGCGACATCCAAAATGCGTGAATTGGACTTATTATCCACTGAATTAAAAGAACCTTGTCAAAAGGGCTATGAAATGATTGGTTTTAAAATGAAAAACGGACGCAAGGTTCCGAATTGCGTTCCTGAAGAATAATGAAATATAGATACCCTGTTCCAAGAAATAACAAACGCGCATGTTTATGTCGTGACGGTAGATATTCAACTGAATGTTGTGACCCTGACGATTATTATTCCCAAGGTATTGGACAAGACAGACAAGCCGGTTTTTTTCTTTTGACTGAAGGCGGCGACATAATCATTCAAGAAGATTCATCCAAATTCATAATATAATGGCAAATAAAAAAATTAGCGAATTAAGTTCAGCAACCGCATTGACGGGAACGGAACAAGTTCCAATTGTTCAAAATGGTGAAACAAAAAAAACAACTGTTGGTGATTTAAAAAAACAATTGCCCGCGGTTGCAATTACCGCTGAAGATGGTGTTGACATTGATTTGGGTGTTGACACGTACAAAGACGCGCGAATGATAAAATATTCTTGGACGGGTGAAAACGGGACTGCGGTTCATACCTTACCGGATGCAACAACAAACGAAAATCGATTGATTCGTTTTATTGCTGATTCATCTTTTTCGTCGTCAAAACACGTGGACGTCACACCGAAGTCGGGTCAAACATTGGATGGCAGTTCCAACAAATATCGCATCAACAAGGATTACGAAGGAATTGCAGTTTGGTCGGACGGAACTGAATGGTTTATAATACAAAAGAAGGCTTAAAAATCTAACAACCACAATCAAATTTTATTAATTATTATATGAAGGCAAATGATATGATAAATCAAATCAAAACATTGCTTGGTGTCGAAGTTAAACTTGCACAAGCAAAATTGGAAAACGGCACCGTAATCGAAGCCGAAGAAATGACCGCCGGACAAGAAATTTTTATCGTTTCTGAAGACGAAAGAATTGCAATGCCGGTTGGGGAATATCAACTTGAAGACGGCAAAACCTTAATCGTCGAAGAAGAAGGAATCATTGCATCAATTGGTGAAGCTGAAGCCGAAGAAGTTGAAGCGTCCGAAGAAGTACAAGAAGACGTGAAGGAAGAAGTCGAACTTGAAGAAGACGACAAGGAAGAAATGGGATACGCGACAAAAGAAGAACTTGCCGAAGTCAAATCCATGATTGAAGAAATCAAGGCAATGATTGAAGACAAGGAAGAAATGTCCGAAGAACCCCAAGAAGTTAAAGAAGAACTTTCAGCGGTTGAACCCGTTGAGAAAGTAACGCACAACCCCGAAACCGAAACAAAAAGACGTTTCATGTTGTACGGACAAAACAAACCACAATCCACAATGGATCGTGTGCTTGCGCAAATAAATAATATTAAATAAACATAATCAATTAAAAATCAATAAGTTATGGCGACAACCCTCAGCCTCACAACCACGTATGCCGGTGAACATGCCGGTCAATACATTTCACCCGCCTTGTTAAGTGGGTCAACAATCGCAAACGGCGGAATTACCGTGAAGCCGAATGTAAAATTCAAAGAAGTAATCAAAAAATTATCAACCGACGGCATCGTAAAAGACGCCAGTTGTGATTTTTCAGACACAAGTACTTTGACAATTTCTGAAAAAATTCTTCAGCCGGAACTTCAACAAGTGAACCTTTCTTTATGTAAGAAAGATTTTGTTTCTGACTGGCATGCCCTGGAAATGGGATTGTCTGCACACCACGACATTCCAAAAACGTTCGCGGATTATTTAATTTCTTACGTTGCTGCAAAAGTAGCGGACAGAACTGAACGTTCAATTTGGTCTGGTGACACTGCGACAAGCGGTCAATTTAATGGATTTACAAAATTGGTTTCAACTGACGCAGACCTTCCCGCAGCACAAGAAATCGCAGGAACAACCGTGACTGCTGCAAACGTGATTGATGAGCTTGGAAGCATTGTTGATGCAATTCCTTCGACATTATACGGAAAAGAAGACTTGTATATCTACGTATCACAAAACATTGCACGTGCATACGTTCGCGCACTTGGTGGATTCGCTGCAAGAACACAACAAAATGCAGCCGCTGACGAAAACGTTGGAATCGCCGGAATCGGTGCAAACGGTGTGAACGCAATGGGAACAATGTGGTTCAACAACGGTGGATTATCATTCGACGGTGTGAAGTTATTTGTTGCAAACGGACTTGCAGACAACGACGCAATTGCGACAACAAAAGACAACTTGTTCTTCGGTACTGGTTTATTAGCAGACCACAACGAAGTGAAAATCATTGACACAAGTGAAACATTAGGTGACGACAACGTTCGCGTTGTGATGCGTTTTTCTGCCGGTGTACAACTTGGTTCAATTGAAGACGTTGTAACATACGGAATTGCAAACGCTGCAAACTAATAATCATTAACCAACAAGAAGGGGGTGGGCGCACCATACGGTTCACCCGCCCTTTTTTTATTAAAAAAATACAAATATGGCTTGCGATTTAACGATTGGTAGAAAACTCCCTTGCAAGGATCAAGTTGGTGGATTGCGTGCGGTTTACTTCACTGATTTTGGTGATTACGGAACCGTTACACAAACAGACGACGAAATCACTGACATGAGTGGGACGTTCACTGCATTCAAATACGAATTGAAAGGAAATTCATCTTTCGAACAAACATTCACGGCATCACGTGAAAATGGTACGGTGTTTTGGGAACAAACATTGAATTTGACGTTGACAAAATTGTCAAAAGAAGACAACAAGGAATTGAAATTGCTCGCGTACGGACGACCACATGTTGCCGTTGAGGATTACAATGGAAACGTTTTTGTGATGGGTCTTGAACACGGGGCGGAAGTTACCGGTGGGACTGTTTCAACTGGCGCGGCAATGGGTGACCTTTCAGGATACACATTGACCTTGTCTGCACAAGAATTAAAACCCGCGAATTTTGTTGCGTCACCAACTGCGGCAGACCCATTTGATGGGATGACCAGTGCAACCGTGACGGTGACTGAAGGAACGAATTCATAATTGAATTTGACTTGATGTTTTTGAAGGGGACGAAAGTCCCCTTTTTTTTGCATTAACAAAAACACATTTTTTTTATTATATATATATGATAATTCTTCAAGAATCTTCTTCATCGCAAACACTGAAATTCATTCCACGGGAATGGACGTCAGGCGCGACATATAATATTAAAATTCGAAACGAAATGACAAACAAAGACGTTTACGACCAAGACGGGACAATCACGTCAAATTTGTATTTCAAGGAATATTCCGCAACATTCAGTTTGAAACAAAATGTGACATATACATTGAAGATTTCAAATTCAGGCGGTGACATCATATATCGTGACAAAATATTTTGCACGAATCAAACGCCGGTTGATTACACAATCAATGATTCGATATTCACGACAAATTCAACCGCAAACGAATTCATCACCATATAATGGAAAACACACATTTCATCAATTTATCGTCATACGTAAAACCAAGTGTCATTGAAGACAAACGCAAAGACTGGGTTGCATACGGCGACGACAATGACTATTATTCGTATTTAATTTATTTGTACATAAATTCCACGACAAACAATGCCATAATCAATGGTGTTTCCAATATGATTTACGGTCGTGGATTGGACGCCCTGGATTCATCTTCCAAGCCGGACGAATACGCGTCAATGAAGTCAATTTTTTCGGATTCATGCATGCGCAAGGTTGTATTGGATTTAAAAATGCTCGGTGAAGGTTCGTTCCAAATATTGTATAAAAACGGCAAGGTTGTCAAGGCAGAACATTTCCCACGTCAAACATTACGTGCGGAAAAAATGAGTGACAACGGAAAAATCGAAGCATATTATTATCACCCAAATTGGAAGGAAGCCAAACCAAGCGACCAACCAAAAAGAATCGCGGCATTTGGATGTGGAAATGGAAAAGAACCGGAAATCAAGGTCATAAAAAAATATGTTTCCGGATATGATTATTATGCGCCGCAAGATTACGAAACCGCATATTGTGAACTTGAATGTCAAATTTCGGACTATTTAATCAACGACGTTCGAAATGGTTTTTCGGGAACAAAGGTTGTCAATTTCAACAATGGTGTTCCTGACTTGGAACAACAACTTCAAGTGAAATCCGACATCATGACCAAGCTCACCGGCGCGAAGGGTGAAAAGGTCATCATATCATTCAACAACAGTCAAGAATCAAAAACCACGGTTGACGATTTATCGTTGACAGACGCCCCAAGCCATTATGAATATTTGGCGCGTGAATGTCAAAACAAATTAATCGTTGCACACCGTGTCACGTCACCCCTTCTTTTAGGGATTAGAACGGAAAACAATGGTCTTGGTTCGAATGCAGACGAAATCGAAACGGCGTCAAAACTGTTTAATAATATCACAATAAAACCGTATCAAGATTTGATTTGTGAATCAATCGATGAGGTTCTTGCGGTCAACAATATATCCTTGAAATTATATTTCAAAACACTTCAACCATTGGCATTTATTGACACTGGGAATGCGGTAAATGATGAAACACGTGAAGAAGAAACCGGTGTCAAATTGTCAAAAGACGAACGTCCATTTTTAACCGACGAACATGCAAGTGAATTATGGGAAATGATTAAGGATTTGGGCGAAGATGAAAATCTTGAAGAATATGAATTAATTGACGTTGACCAAACGGACGACGAACCGGAAGATTTTGACGTTGAAGATTATTTGAACGGGTTGCATTTATCCGCGACAGACGATTCGACACAAGACGACAAACGGTACAAGGTGCGTTATAAATACGTTAAAGGGACGACAAGAAAACCAAAAGGTGAATCACGTCCATTTTGCGTGAATATGATGAAGAACGGCAAGATATATCGAAAAGAAGACATCGGAATGATGTCCGCCCGTGGTGTTAACAAAGAACACGGTCACAAGGGACGCAATTATTCATTGTTCAAGTTCCAGGGGGGTGTCAATTGTTATCATCGTTGGGAACGACGTATCTACAAAAAACGATTGAAAAAGGACGGAACCGAATGGGGTGGGAATGCCTTGGACGGAACCAAGTTTGTAAATGTGAACCAAGCGGTGCGCGAAGGATTTAAACTTCCGAAGAATCCAAAAGAAGTGACGGAAGCCAACATCACACGTTCCGACCGCGGACATCACCCAAATTTTAGAGGATAATGGCGACGGGATTAATGATAAAACGTGACGACCTGGTTCGTTTCACAAGTATGAATGGAAATGTTGACACCGACAAATTCATCCAATATATTTTAATTGCGCAGGAAACACACATTCAACAATTGTTGGGAACTGACTTGTATGAAAAAATACAAACCGACATTGAAAGTTCATCGTTGTCCGGCGATTATTTGACACTGACAAACACATACATCAAACCAGTTTTGATTCATTACGCAATGGTGATGTACTTGCCATTTGCGGCATATACAATCGCAAACAAAGGTGTTTACAAACACACAAGTGAAAATTCCGAAGGGGTTGACAAAGACGAAATCGATTATCTTGTTGAAAAGGAACGTTCAATCGCGTTGCATTACGGCGACCGATTACTTGAACACCTTACATTCAACGCCCCGTCAAAATATCCGGAATACTACACAAATTCAAATGACGACCAAAACCCCCTTCACGGGCAATCATACGTGTCATGGGTGTTGTAAAAACGTACAAACCGAAACCACAAAACGTGGAAAAACTGAAAACATTTCTTGGTGTTTTATATAACAAAAACGTCAAAAAATAATTATATAAATATATGGCAAATACAATCAATTGGGGCAAATTATACTGTACAACTGAATTTGGTGACAAAGGCGCGTTGACCAGTGTGATCCCTTCGGCATCGGCACCCGCGTGTTGGGCGGGAACGTTGGTATTGTCCGCGGACGACACATTGTATTTTGCCGATTCAACAACATTAACCGCAGACGCAACAGAAGAATAAAAAAAATAAAATGGCAAAACAAAGTATTGGAATTGGAACAACTGCAAACGACGGAACTGGCGACCCGTTAAGAACTGCATTTGACAAAGTAAACGACAATTTTGACGAAGTATATGCAAAACCTGACATTTCATACGATGGTGGTACTTCCGTTTTAACATTAACACGTGCGGACGGTTCGACGGACACTGCGGATTTGAGCATTTTACTTGACGACACAAACCTTGTTGACAGTGTTGACGGTTCCGGTGGTCTTGAATCCGACACAACAACGGGTGATGTCACAATCAGTATTTCCGACGATGGGGTCACACATGCAAAACTTGAAGACAGATACACCGAACAAGCAGCAATTTCAACATTGACCGGAACGGTGTCATTTGATTGTTCAACTGCATCAAATTTCAAATTGTCAGGCGATTTGACCGGCGCATACACAATCGACTTGTCCAATTACAAAAAAGGTCAGGTCATTTCAATTTGGCCATTGAAGGCGCAATCAATCACATTGGATGCGCAAGGTTCATCATCAAATACGTTTTACAAAATCGGTAGCGATTACGACAACACAACAACAAGTATCATGCAAATTGAATGCGTGGACGATTCGTCAACCGCGCCGGTTTTCTTTTATTCAATCGCAACATTTGCAAGTGATTCAACACCATAATTTATGAGTTTAGGACGTAGATTTATTGGATTAGGAAGTTTAGCTGCAGGTGCAGAAGTATCTTATCTCGTCATTGGTGGCGGTGGTTCAGGTGGTTCGCCTGGAACAATTAATCTAACTGAGGGCGGCGGTGGCGGTGCCGGAGGATACCGAAATTCATATTCAACGGAATTGTCAGGTGGTAGTTCATCAACCGAAACGCCTTTAACATTTACATCCGGCACAACATACACAATCACAGTTGGTGCTGGCGGTGCTGCTGCGTCATCCCAAGGTGCAACTGGGAACAATGGAGGAAATTCATCAATTAGTGGTTCCGATATTACAACAATCACATCTTTGGGTGGCGGTAAAGGTGCATCAGCAGGAGTAGGTGCTAATAATGTGGAAGCTGGTGGAAACGGTGGTTCTGGTGGTGGTGGAACAGACTACTATGGCGGACCTTCAACAAGTGGAACTGGAACTGCAAATCAAGGAACTAATGGGGGACACGCTTGTTATGGCCCAAATGGCGCACGTGATGGCGGTGGTGCATCAAGTAGCCGACCAAATGGGTTAAATTCGTCAATCACTGGAACATCGGTAGGTCGCGGAGGTGCTGGTCAAGGTGCTTATGATTTTCTTGGGTGTCAAGGCGGTTGTGGGACAAGTCAATACACTGATTGGGGTGGCGGTTTAGGTTGGGCGCATTATCCGTCAGGTGGATGTTCACAAACGGGAACCGCCGGAACTGCAAACACCGGTGGCGGTGGTGGTGGTGGTCTTCAGTCCCAAGGTTTAGTAAATTATGGAAAAAATGGCGGTTCGGGAGTTGTTATTTTAAGAATGGCAACTGCTGATTATTCAGGAACGACAACTGGAAGTCCCACGGTCACGACTGACGGAAGTGATACAATTTTAATTTATAACGGAAGCGGAACTTATACTCATTAAGATATGGCGCATTTTGCAAAACTTGACGAAAATAATATTGTTACAGAAGTGCTTGTTGTAAACAATGACGTCTTATTGAAGGCGGACGGCGACACCGAATCCGAATACAAAGGAAAAACATTTTTAAATTCTTTGTTTGGTTCGGCGACATGGGTTCAAACATCATACAACGGTTCAATGAGAAAACAATTTGCGGGAATCGGATATTCATATGATTCAACAAACGATGTATTTGTTGCACCCCAACCATATGATTCATGGTCATTGGATTCAAATCATGATTGGCAACCGCCGACACCAATGCCGACAGACGGTCGTACATACGAATGGAATGAGGACAACGAAACGTGGGATGTATTTACCCCGCCCCAACCATTTCCGTCTTGGACTTGGAACGCTGCAGATTGGGAATGGCAACCGCCTGTTGCTTATCCTTCCGATTCGGCAGCTTATGAGTGGAATGAAGATGACCAAACGTGGGATTTAATTTCATAAAATGGAAAACGTAAAATTGTATTTAATTAATTTAAGTGCATTGGCAATAAGTTTTTGGGATGGTATCATTCCCCCATTGCAAGCCATTTCACTTGTTGCGGCGATTATTTACACGTTTTTAAGAATAATTAAACAAATGAAAGATGGCAAAAATTGACATAAATAACGACGGCAAACCGGACATTTCGATTTCATTGCCACAAATTATCACAATGCTTGCGTTGTTTGCATCAATAGTTGGTTCATATTATACATTGAATGCAAAGATTGACGCGTTGGAAACTGCGACAAAAAAACTGAAGGAAAACGAACAAAAATACACGTGGCCCGCGCAACGTGAATTGGAGAAAGAAATGCGCGCCATGGAACTTGAAATGAAGGCGTTCATGAAGGACTTGGAATATTTAAAGAAGTAATCATGAAAAAATATTTTGACATTGTTAAAGATTGGTTTATTGACCGTTGGGAGTCCGGAATGGCATGGGACATGTTTTTGCTTGGTCTTGTGTTTATATTGGTACTGATTCTTGGTCTTGTGATATTTAGTTAATATGTATGAACCGCAATATTTTTCGTGGGACGAATTTGATTGCCCCAGTCATGAAGGCAGTGGGCGCGCAAATATGGATCATGATTTTGTGCGCATGCTCGACAAGTGTCGGGAACTTGCAGACGTCCCGTTCAAAATCACAAGTGGATTCCGCACCGCGGCATACAATAAATCACTACAAGAACGTGGTTTTAAGGCGTCGAATAATTCCGCACACTTATACGGACGCGCCGTGGATGTCGCCGTCACTGATTCATCTTCACGGTTTAAAATTATCAAGGCAGCAATTTCCGTTGGATTCAGTCGAATTGGTGTCGCAAAGACGTTCATCCATATCGACAACATGGACGAATCCGACAACAAACCCACCGGTGTCGCGTGGTTATATTAAAACCGCAACGGTCGGGAATACATTAAAATATGTCAAAGAATAGGAAAAAATTTCGTGACACGAATGTTGGAAAATTCTTGTTGCAAAAGATACCGACGATTGTTTCTGATATTGCTGACGATACTGCCGTTGGGTCTGTTATTAGTGCCATTATTGGTGGCAGTGATATGTCGGAAGCGGACAAACAAATTGCCCTTGAAAAATTAAAAATGGAACGTGCTGAAATCGACGGAACGACGCGTCGATGGGTTGCAGACGCAAGAAGTGATTCATGGCTTGCACAAAACATTCGTCCATTGACGTTGGCATTCCTTTCAATATCATACACCATTGGGTGGTATTACGGTCTTGAAATGGGTTCCATTACTGGATTGATGCAAGTCGTTCTTGGTGGTTATTTTGGCGGGCGTTCAGTCGAAAAGGTATTTGGCAATTCAAAACACAAATAAATGGCAAAGGGTTTTTCACTTATTAACAAGGTAAAAACAAAAACCAAACGTCCAGGGATTCACGGTAAATCCAAACAATCCCAATTAAAATCGTCCAAGAATTATCGCAAAAAATACCGTGGTCAAGGACGTTAAATGTTAACAACACAACAAATCATTCCGTTGATTTTAAGAAATAATTCGCCGAACTTTGGTGGGTTAGTGGTTTATATTAATCGTTTAAATACTTAAATATGTCTGAAGAATTAAGAATTCGGCGTTTAGCCGAAAAAATTGCAAAAGATTTTAATTTGACAATTCGTGAACGTACTGACCAATTGCTTGAATTGGATGCAATACAATACACGAATCTTGGTATTGATTCAACCAAGGCAGAAAAAAAGAAGGTTAAATCGGATTCAAAATTCATATACAAACAAGTGAAGGGTATTGATGAAAAGACGGGTGAACAATTACTTGGAACAATGGACACGTAAAACAATGCCAAAATCCGCAAAAAAACCGACACGTTCAAAACTGGTCAAAAAACTTGACGTTATTTATTCGCAGTATATACGACTTAAGTATTCCGACGAAAACGGAATGACTGAATGTTTTACTTGTGGAAAACGTGACCACTGGAAATCCATGCAATGCGGACATTTTATGTCCCGCAAACATTATTCGACACGTTGGAATGAAAACAATACACGTGTCCAATGTGTTGGCTGTAATTTGTTCAAAAATGGCCAACAATATGTGTTCGGTAAGAAACTCGGTGAACAACTCGCAGACGAAATGTATATGTTGTCAAGGGAAATTCGTAAATTTACGTCATCTGAATTGGTCGATTTGTACGACCATTATGCATCCGAAGTCAAAAGGATGTCATAATTTTTTGTGTTTTTGTTCTTGAAAGGGGGGTTGATTTACGTCACCCCTTTTTTTTGTTTAATTATTTTTTTATAACTTCACCTTAAATTTTAAATATATGGAACAAATACACACATTATCAAAACCCGAGCTTGTCGGACTTGTCCTGGAACTTCAGGACGAAAACGAGAAACTTAAAAATCAATTAATTATTCGAAAATGACAGAACAACAACAACAAATCATTCGACAGTCATCATTGAATCGCGCCGTCGATTTAGCAATCGCAGACAAAATTCAAATGGACAAAATCATTTCATTTTCCCAACGATTCGAAAAATATGTCATCAACGGGAAGTAAAATCAAAAACGTTTTTATCAAATTCAATTATCATAATTATGAGTGTACAATCAATTTTAAAGGTTCGCGGAACAATCAAGAACATATCCGACGAACAACAATTCTCACCGAAATTCAAAAAACAATCGGTGGCATTAACAACCAAAGACAAATATCCGCAAACAATTCAAATTGAATTTATCAACGACAAGATTGCATTGTTGAACGGATATATGCAAAACGAAGATGTTGAAATTTCTTTCAATTTGCGCGGGAATGAATTCACAAACAAACAAGGCAAGAAGGGAATTATCACATCACTTGCAGCGTGGAAAATTGACCGTCTTGTTGGCGAACTGACAAACGCACAACAAAACAACGACCGCGCAGAACTTCAAAATTCAGACTTACCATTCTAATAAACGGGGGGCGTATTGCCCCCTTTTTTATATGATAAAAGACAAAAACACATTAAAACAAGAAATCCTTGACATTAAGAACGGAAACGTCGTCGAGGGATTAAAAATTGGGATTCCTGAAATTGACGAATTTTATCGGTTCCAAAAAAATGGAAGTTTGGATATTTTCGTCGGGCATGCAAACGTTGGAAAGACGACATTTATCATGTATTTGATGACATTATTTGCAAAGAAACACGGGTTGAAATTCGCGGTTTGGTCTGCGGAAAACACATCGTCATCAATTATGCGAAAAATTATTGAATTTAAAACCTCAAAACCAATTGATAAATTGACACAAGATGAAATCGATGAATCAATTGATTGGGCGGACAACCATTTTAAAATCATTGACATCAATCGTTTATACACATACAAGGATGTTTTGGAAATGATTGAAGGTGTTCATAACGCTTATCCAATTGACGCCGCATTGATTGACCCGTACAACGCATTGACGAAGCCAAAAGAAGAATTGAAGGCGTACGGCTCGCACGAAATGGATTACATTGTAGCAAGCGAATTCAGGTTGTGGGCAGAAAAACACAAGGTCACATTGATGGTGTGTATGCATCCGGTGACCGAGGCAATGCGTAAAGTTTGGCCCGTTACACATCCACGTGCGGGATTCCCGCAACCACTTTCAATGTCACAAGTTGAAGGCGGTTCCAAGTGGGCAAACCGTTGTTCACAATTTTACTCATTAATGCGATATACGCAATGTCCCGAAACTTGGAACATGATGGAACTTCACGTTCTTAAAGTGAAAAACATCGAACAAGGCGGTCGTCCGACATCTTTACAAAGTCCACTTGTTTTTAAAATGATTCAAAACAATGTTGGATATGAATATTCAGGTGTTAACCTTATGCAAGAACCAAAGACACAAAAACAAGTAATATTTTGATTTATTTATTAATTGCAATTTCGTTCATTTTGATAATGATTGCCGAAGTTAAAAAGGCGGACATCACGTTTGCGCCCATTTTGGGAATAATGTTCGGCGCGTTGTATTCGTTTACCGATTATGAAGAAGGGCGGGAACACACATTGCAATGCTGCATTTTGTTTTTGTCAATCACGGTTCAATGGGTAACGACGCACAATGGTTAAATGATATTGCCAAACACCATGACAAATGGGTTTCACTGGTCAAGAAGTTCAACATCCAAGATTGGATGGCGGAAGACATCGTCCACGAAGCATATTTGGCATTGTACAAGTACACGAAACCGGAAAAGATTATCCACAACGGCAAAGTGTCCGACGGATATATGTTTTTCACACTGAAAACAATTTCATATCAATTTCATAATTCAAAAAATAAAATTCAAAAGGTATCAATCGATGACGATGACACATTTTTACAACTCGCGTTTGACGATTCTTCAATCGAAGAACAAGAGGCATTCCACAAAATATGTAAATTGGTCGACGAAGAAATGGAAAATTGGTCATGGTACAATCGACGACTTACTGAATTATATCGCGACACCGATTTGTCAATTCGAGGGATCGCGGGAAACACAAACATTTCGTTTGTCAGTATATTTAACACACTAAAAAATTGCAAACAACAAATCAAAAATCAATTGTATGAAGAATGGCAAGACTACCAAAACGGTGAATTCGAAAGAATCAAAAACCCAAAAAACGACGTATAAAAAATACAAAAAAAACCATTCCAGGGGTTCGAAGGGTTTGGGCGACACGGTTGAAAAAATAACAAAGAAGACCGGAATTAAAAAGGTTGTTGACACCGTGTTCCAAAAACTTGAAAAAGATTGTGGATGTGACCAACGTAAGGAACGTTTGAATGAAATATTCCGGTATGAAAAACCTGAATGTTTTACGGAAGAAGATTTCAATGTTGTTCACGAAGCCGTCACAACCAACAAGAAAAGTTTCACGGGTGAAGAACAAGAACAATGGAAGGACATATATATGCGTGTTTTCCCGAACTCAAAAAGACCTGAATGCACATCGTGTTCGTTTCGTTCGGTGATTTACGACAAATTAAAACAAGTGTACAATCAATATAAATAACAAAAACAATGAACAAAAAAATTCAGAACCTAAAGGAAATGGAATATTATTCCAATTTTAATTTTGTGGGCGACATATTACTTCGTTTAAAAAAGAAGTATCCCGACAACGAACAAATCCAGGACGCAGCCGAAGCGATGACACAAATCGGTTTTTACGTTCAGGATTTAATATCAAACCAATATTGGTACGAACATTCAATGAATCAATATCGTGCAGACAAAACACGTGCAATCGAACGCGCCCGACGCGCGGAAAAACAATTGAACAATGAATGAATTTGTTGCCGGATATATATGTCTGCGATTGTTTGAATACATCGTAAAAGAAATTTTTTATTTTTTCACAAAAAATCAATGAAAGAAAATACACTTATCAAAATGCAACGCGACATAAAAAACTTGACCATCGCGGCGAACATAATGTTGCAACGTATCAAGGAAATCGAATCCAAGCTTGAAAAAGACGCGACGGAATAAATATTTTTACTAACTTTATTAAAAACAAAAACACATGATTGATTACAGAGAATTTTTTTTTCAGCAAATGACCGACGATGACTTGCGTCGGATTGCAAACGACGAATCACAACTTAGTTCGTTCCGCAAGGATTGCATCGCAGAACTTGCAGACAGACGTCAAATACTTCCGGAATGATTACATTGTTAAACGGCGACACATACGGTCAAGAAGAAATCAACACACTTGCCGTTCAAGACGAATTCTATTACGGCGAACTTATGCGCAATGCGGTTGGTTCGTCGGAACTGAGAAACATATACGACGACCCCGACAAACAACTTCAATACATGCGTGGCAAGGGTGGAAACACCGAAGCGTTGACATTGGGGAAACTTGTCCATTGGTGTTGGTTGGAACCTGACGTGTTTTATTCAAAACAATACATTGACGCACCAAGAATCAATTCACCTGAATTCGTTGCCGCCATAAATGAACACGGCGAGGAAAACGTTTTCAAGATGAAACACAAAAACATCACTGAATGGATTTGTCGCAAACTCGACACCAACGAAAAAATACATGAAATCCGAAAGGGTGCGGAAACCGAAGTCCCCATGGTCAAAATGTTGAATGGTGTTCCCGTACGCGGAAAGGCGGATTTGATAAAAGACGGCATCATATACGATTTAAAAACCGGTATTGTATCCCCACAACAATTTGAATGGAAAATTGGTGACATCAATTATGATTTACAAGCGTGGATATACATGCAACTATTCCCCGAAATGGAAGGTTTTAAATTCATATATATAAACAAACACACCCGCGCGGTCGGACTGATTGAAGTGCCAAAAGAAGTCATCGAACGCGGACGTGAAAAATACGAACTCGCGGTTCGGGCATATTTCGAAATATTTCACAATCGTGAATTGGATGAAATCGAATACATGCTTGACCAATATTTGTACGAAGGAACTGCAAAATGAATCATGACATTGTCTTGGAATTTTATTTCTTAGCATTACGCGACATTGAAAACGGCGCATCAATCGACGAACTTGAAGGTGCAATAAAATTGTACGAAGAAGAAGAAAATTATGAGGCATGCGCCGGAATCCTGAAGGCAATACACGAAGCCAAATATTCAACAATCAAAAACATAAAAAATGAATCATAGAATTATCAAAGAACTTGTCATCGACGAAACCAAGGTTGACTTGAACAATCCCGACATCGTCAAAAGAAGGACATCAAAATGTGTTTACGCCCGCATGCATTATTATAAACTTGTAAGGGAGTACACCAATATGTCGTTGCATCAAATCGCAAGAACATTGAAACCGGCAAAAGACCATGCGACGGTGTTACACGGTCTTAAATTATTCGAAGACATGCACGAGTCATATCAACACGTTCGCGACACACACAAACAATTGAAAATGCGTGTGGATTACATCCTTCGACTTCAAGAACAAGAAGGGTTGACATTCGAACAATCGATTTCAAAACTGCAAACCCTGGAAGAAGTCAACAAGAATTTAATCGACCAAAACAAGAATCTAATCCATCAAATAAACCAATTACATGAGCGCATCGAAAGACAAAATCAATACCTTGTTGGACGTGGCCACAAAGTCACTGAATGAAAAACCAACAAAGGAAGTAAAACCAAAAAAGAAATACAACAAAGTTGAACCGTTTTTCAACGGCGTTGTTTCGAAACATTTCAAAGGAATCAATGTGTACATTGGTGATTTGGATTTTAAGTTTGCAGACGACACCACAGTCATCATTGCTGAAATTAAATACGTGGATTCGACACATACCTTCAGAGGGAAAAAACTGACGATGTTGCAATGTCGAGAATATTCCGCAATGCAAGGTGTACAAGATAACCTTGGACGCACACAACATGCGTATGTATTCGAGGCGCACGAAACGAACAAACCGTATGTTGCAGCGGTTCCGTTTTTAAAACCAACCGGAAAAGAAAAACATCCACTTGATTTTTTGGATTATGACAATGCGCGACTTGTGTACGTGGAACACGAAGACCAACTTGGTCGTTTCATTGCGGGCGACAGACATGTCGGAACAGAAATGCGACAACCGTTGAAATGCGTATAAAATTACTTGATTTGTTTTCCGGCATTGGGGGTTTCCACAAAGGATTTCAACAAGCCGGATTTGAAGTCGATTCATATTTTTCAGAAATCGACAAACATGCAATTTCAGTATATCAACACAATTTTAAAGAATCAAAATATGTCGGAGCAGTTCAACATGTTCGAGGAACACAACTTCCAAGAATCGACGGAATCACTTTCGGAAGTCCATGTCAAGATTTTAGCATTAGCGGAAACCGTTCCGGCATTGACGGACAACGTTCAGGTCTTATTGCCGAAGCAATACGGATTGTCGACGAATGCAGACCACGTTTTTTTGTCTGGGAAAATGTTAAAGGAATGTTCAGCACAAACGGTGGCGCGGATTTTTGGGCAATCTTACAATCGTTTGCCAACCTTGGGGGTTATCGACTTGAATGGCAATTGCTCAATTCAAGGTGGTTTGTACCCCAAAATCGCGAACGCGTGTACCTTGTCGGATATATTGGAAACGGAAGTGGACGACAAGTATTTCCTATCGGACAAAACAATCAAAAGATTGATGGGATACAAAGACAATACGCAAATACAATACAATCACAGTACGGAAAACTGCGGGAAGGTTCATACATTATTGAAAGTAAATTCAATCAAGAAGTCAAACAAATAAATGAATCGACTGAGTGTAGTGGGACACAACCCCATCAACAAAATCGTGTATATGACGACACCGGCATTTCCCCCGCACTTATGAAGGGCAAATCGGATTTGATTGTGAAGACCAACAATTCCAGGGGTTACGAAATCGCCAGTGAAGGCGACACAATAAATTTTGAAAACCTTGCCAGTGAAACAAGGCGTGGACGTGTCGGAAAAGGAATCGCACAAACGTTGAACTCGACATGTGAACAAGCCGTCATCGGGGCCATAAGGGGTCGTAAATATCGAAACGAAGAACCAAAATTCGAAGAACGAAAAGACGACACATCCAACACATTGACATCCGTCACAACGGACAACATGGTCAAGACACAATCAAGAATAAGAAGATTAACACCAATTGAATGTGAACGACTGCAAGGATTCCCCGACAACTGGACACAATACGGAACAAATGGAATCATATCCGATTCACAACGATACAAGATGTGTGGAAATGCAGTGACCGTTGATGTGGTTCAGGCAGTCGCAGAACGAATTAAAAAAATATTATGATTGAATTGATACAAATGTTCGGCATGGCTGCGTTTGGTTTTGCAATGGGAATGGCTTACGCATTTAACAAAAAGTAAATTTTTTTATTTTATAATTGAATAATCAAATTTTTTCAATCTTGGACGGAAGAAAAAACAACGGCGGAAAACGTGAAGGTGCGGGAAGAAAACCCAAGTCAGAAGAAGTCGAATTAATTGAAAGGTTGTCACCCCTGGATGACGACGCATTCGAG